ATGAAGCCCGGTGAGCGCGTAGTACTCCGGGCTTTTGTTCGTTATGAGATGGAAGAAAGAATTAAAGAACTAGATTCTCTTAAAGGAGGATTCTGATGGCCGAACGCATCATTGATGTGACAATGCAGCTCGTAGATAAGATCACGAGTCCATTGTCTACTATAAATTCAAAATTACAGGATAGTGGAAAACAGTGGCAGAGAGCTGGCAAAGACATTCAGAATACCGGGAAGGCTATCTCTAACGTAGGAAGTACATTGACAACAGGAGTGACACTTCCAATTGTTGCAGCTGGAACCGCAGCTGTAAATAATTTTGCCAATGTTGATAAGTCATTAAGACTTGTGCAACAGACAATGCACAGTACTGATGAAGAAGCAGCACTTTTAGAGAATGCACTTCAGAATGCTGCAGCTAATTCTGTATTTGGCATGAGTGATGCTGCAGAAGCTTCTCTTAATTTCGCAAGAGCAGGTTTCACAGCACAGCAAGCTGCCGACATGGTTGCACCTGCATTTAATCTTGCAGCAGGAACAGCTACAGACCTTGGAACTGTAACGGAAGGTCTTGGTTCAGTCATGAAGGTGTTTGGTGCAGATACTTCTGAAGCATCAAATTATGCAAACATATTTGCAGAAGCTCAAAGTATGGCAAATACCACTGTGACAGACCTTTTTGAGTCAATGTCTAATGCTGGCTCAACGTTTGCAACAGTTGGGTGGGATGTAAAAGACCTCTCAGTTGCTACAGGTGTTCTTGGTGATGCCATGATTTCCGGATCAGAAGCAGGTAATGCATTTAAGTCTGGTATTGCAAATCTTACTACGAATGATAAAGCTCTTTCAATGCTTGAGAAGCTTCAGGTAGATGTAGTAAATGCTGATGGAACATTTAAGTCATTTACAGAGACACAGGCTGCACTTCATAACGCATTCGAAGGACTTACTCAGGAAGAGCAGGTTAATGCTGCAACAGCACTGTTTGGAAAAAACCAGATGGCTAAATGGCTTACACTTATCCAGAGAAGCCCTGATGACATTAAGCAGATGACTGGAGCGCTTGATACGGTTGGAGATACTGCAAGCGATATGTCAAATGCCCTTATGAGCGGAACTGGTGGCGCAATGGAGAGCCTTAAGTCATCCATTGATGTTCTGTCGTATTCACTTGGTAAATTCGCAGCACAGTATGCAACTCCAGTAATTCAGAAGATTACACAGATAATAGATAAATTCATGGCACTTGATGATAAAACAAAGGATCAGATAGTGAAATGGGCTGGAATAGCTGCAGCTGTGGGACCTGCTTTACTTGTTTTTGGTAAGGTTGTGGGCACAGTTGGTAAGGTTGTTTCTGTTGTAGGAAAGATTGGAACAGCTATCAAGGCAGCCGGTAGTGTCATGGCTGCTCTTTCAGGACCCGGGGCAATAGTCGTTGCGATAATCGCTGCAATTGGTATTGCGATTGCGCTAGTTGTAACACACTGGGATCAGATTAAGGCAGCTGCTCAGACAGCCATGCAGGTGATACAGGATGTTGTTCAGACTGCAGTTGAAGCTGTAAAAAACAAGTTCGCTGAGTTTGGTGTAACCTTTGACTTCTTCAAGGAGAAGCTACAGCCGATACAGGAAAAGCTCCATGAACTTGGTGAGAAATTCCGGGAACTCTGGGCAACCTATGCTGAACCTGCAATCAACAGCATCAAGGAAGCCATAAACGGTGCATGGAACTTCATACAGCCTATACTTCTCATGGTCGCTGAAGTAGTCAAGGATGTATTTGAAGCAAGGATTAAGTTTGCAATAGATACAGCCGTATTGACATTCAAGTTCCTGTTTGAGCAGATAACAACAATCATTGATATGATCCTTGGAATATTCAACGGACTTATCGATTTCGTTGTTGGTGTGTTCACAGGAGACTGGGAACGTGCCTGGAACGGTGTAAAAGAGATATTCAATTCAGTAGTTGAAGGCATTCAAGGACTCTGGGAGAACATGATCAATTATATTGTGGGGCTTATACAAAACGTTATCGATAAGGTTTCCTGGCTGTGGGATAAACTCACAGGACTTGGAAACAAGGCAAACAGTGAAGCTGGTGCAGTAAATGTTGAAAAAGGAAACGCTGTGGGAACATCCTTCTGGAGTGGTGGTCTCACGAAAGTACATGAGCGTGGTGCTGAGATCATAGACCTTCCGAAGGGTTCACGTATATATCCTCATTCCGAGTCACTGAAGATGGCATACAACGAAGGTGCAAAGAACGGACGGGGAAGTGGTGCATCAAGCATCAATATCACAATCCCGAAGCTTGCTGACAGCATCTCTGTAAGAAGTGACAGTGACATTGATGCCATTGCTGCAGCCATTGCAAACAAATTAGAGCGTACTGCTCAGAATTTAGGAGGTGGTGAGCTTGGATATATTTATTAGATGGTCTAAAGATAAAAAAGGCTTCCAGCTTCCTATAAATCCTGATTCCTACTCCGTAGATGGAAAACAGAACAACACTTCTGTATATATCCATGAATTGGGAGAGATAAATCTTAAAGGAAAGCGTGCACTCAAAACAGTATCGTGGAGTGGATGCTTTCCTGCTCAGACATATCCTTTTTGCGTGGTCACACCACAGGATCCGATGTCATATATTCACATGCTTGAGGACTGTCTCGAAAAGAATACGCAGATGCACGTTGTCATCGGTACTAACGTTAATATTTTTGCTACTCTTGAGAGCTTTACGTGGTCGGATGATGAACAGAATGGTGATATCAATTATTCTGTTTCATTCAAAGAAGATCGTCAGCCCGGAGAGGCAACGAGAACTTCTAAGGAAGTTGTTCCGGTGACTTACACATGGAAAAAAGGCGATTCTTGGGCCAAGGTCTGCAAGAAGCTTCTTGGAGATTCCAAGTATGCAAAAGCTAATCAGAAGAGAAACAAGGCAGTCATAAAACTTGCTAAGAAGAAAAACAAAAAGAAGAAGGAAGCGGCTGCCCTTGTAGGTTATAAGGTGGTGATTAGTACATGAGTGTGAGCATATTCGTAAACGGAATACAGATTTCATATGTGTCGGCCACATGGTCTGGGACAGAGAATCAGGCAGCACGAAAACTTGATTTCACCGTTCCATCAAATCCATACGATAAGAACTTTGATAATCCTAAGATTGCCCTGGGTGATCCGGTGGATTTTTACGATGGTAAAAAGCTCCTTTATAGAGGTATTATCACCAGCCGTGAAAAAACAGGACAGATAGGAACTGCTTCCTATGAATCTTACGATTATATGCATTACCTGCTCCGAAGCAATGTGACAAAGGTCTTTAAGAATAAAACACCAAAGAAAATTACAGTTGCCCTGTGTAAGATGATCGGTCTGGAATATACGAAGCTTGAAGATCCTAAGGTAAATATCAAGAAGGTCATTTATCAGGACAAGCCACTGTATGACATCATTGTTGCAGTATATCGCAAGGCATACGCAGCTAAGGGTGGAAAATATATGCCCACAATGGTAGGGGGCAAGCTCAGCGTCATAATTAAGGGTACTGACTCAGGGGTGACGCTCGACCAGGCCACTGACATAACCGGGGCAACGTTCCATGATACGACCAACAACATGGTCAATCAGGTGAAGATATTTGATCAGAAGCGCAAGCAAAAAGGACAGGTTAGAAACAAAAAGCAAATAACTTCCTATGGTACATATCAGCAGGTATATACCATGGAGAGCAAGGAAAAAACGGCCAACGCAAAAAAGAATGCTGAGGCAATGCTTGTTGGTATCACAAAAGAAGCAAGTGTCGAAGCAATCGGAGATGTAAGGGCTGTTGCTGGTAAGGCTCTTGTAATACATGATAGTGCAGCTGGAATCAGTGGGATATTTTATATCTCATCGGATACTCACACATTTCAGAATGGTGTCCATACCATGAGTCTTGAGCTCAACTACGCAAATGAGATGGAGACCGGAGCAGAAGAGGAAACAGAAACAAAGAAGAAGAAAAAGAAATAAGAGGAGAATGCTGAATGATTGATCCATATGAAAAAATAATCATGGTCATGAGAAATCAGTCAGTTTCCTCAGGACCTTTTGCTCTTGGTGTGATGAAAGATGCAACAACGTGCTCCCTGGGATCCATAGAGCTGACTGATGAAGACTATTACAAGATATCCGGCGTAAATGTGGCAGCAGATGACACTGTATTGTTTGCCAAGGTGGATGATACTTACATTTTAATAGGAAAGGTGGTGGAGTGATGTTCCCATTTGATCTTGATGATGAAGAAGATGTTGTTATTGAGGATACAGACGAAGCCGAGCCTTCCGACTATGAGATAGATTTTTCCACCGGGAAGCTCACGGGTAAAATAATCAAAGGGCTTGATGCTGTGATTCAGTGGATAAGGCTGGTGCTCGGTACTGACAGATATTACTTTGAACAGTATTCCTGGAACTATGGAAGTGAACTGGGAGATCTTATTGGCAATGCATTCACTCAGGAATACCTAGAGAATGAAGTTAAGCGCATGATCGCTGATGCTCTCAGTACTAATCCATACATACAGAGTATTGACAATGTGCAGTGCGAGGTCAGTAATGATGACCTGACTGCAAGCTTTACAGTTAACACGATATTTGGAAACGGAGAGGTGACGTTCAATGTATGAAGATAGAACATATGACAATATCATGGCTGAAATGATGGAAGATTTTGGTCCCGATGTACGAACCGATGAGGGCTCTCTTGCATTCAATTCGTGTGCGAAACAGGCTGCAAAGCTTGAAGATGTATATCTTGATCTGGATGAAGTAAGGAGTAACCTTACGCCGGATACCATGGACCTTGACCATCTTATTTCATATGCACCACAGGTAGGTATTGCATATAAGTATGCAACTCCTTGTGTAGCAAGAGGTGTGTTCAGTCAGGAGATTCCTTCAGGAACACAGTTCTCATGTGGAGAATATACATACACGTCAGGAGACCTTATTCCGGATACAACATATAACTACTATCTGACATGTGATGTTGAGGGTACAGCTCCAAACGCAACAACCGGAGAGTTGGAGCTTGAGGATTACATTGATGATTATGAGGGTGGCTCAATCACTGAAGTGCTTGTTCCCGGTACTGACGATGAGGATGAGGAAGAGTTCAGACAGAGGATAATCGGAACTTATGGAACTAAATCCTTCGGTGGAAATAAGGCCGATTATCAGAATTATATTGATGCTCTTGATAACGTGGGTGCTTGTAAGCCAAAGAGAAGGGAATCGGACAGTCCCTGGATAAACATATGGCTTCTTGATAGTACTTATGGAGTTCCTTCATCCAGCATTGTTGATGCTGTACAGGAAGCAGTTGATCCTACGCAGACAAGTGGAGAAGGTGATGGCATGGCTCCTATATGCCATCATGTACAGATAATAGCGGCCACAGGAGCAACGGTAAATGTTTCTGCTACAATAACACTTGATAGTGGCTACACTGTTGACGCAGTAAAGGAATCCGTAAAAAATGCCATTGCTGCATATCTTCTTGTGTTAAGGCAGGAATGGGAAGCAAACGCTTTTTCATCGACCTATGTCAGAATCGCTCAGATTGAAGCAAGAATCCTTAATGTTACAGGTGTTCTTGATGTTGCAGATACTCAGATTAACGGAGAGGCTGAGAACCTTGTCCTTACTTATGAGAAGGTTCCCCTCATGGGGGAGGTGACGCTCAGTGTTTAATGCACCGAACATAATCACACAGATACCTGACATTGCTCAGATTTATGCTATCAATGAAGAGCAGGGCGAACAGCTTGATGCTGATGTTGAACAGATAAATAATGACATTTTTGTTGACAGTATGGGCGATGATACCCTGAAGCACTGGGAATCCATTTTTGGACTTACTGTGCCAGATGATTCATCACTTGATGACAGAAGGATTAAGGTCAAAGGTAAGATGATGGAAAAGCTTCCATACTCTTATCGGGTTGTCATAGCTAATCTTGATGCCCTGCTGCCCAACGGATATGATCTGACGATAAATGAGAATCTTACCTACATGCAGGTCAAGATCGTACTCACATCTAAATATATGCTGACAAATGTTCAGCAGTTCCTTGATTCAGTTGTACCTCTGAACATGGTTCTTGATGTTGTGCTTAAGTTCAATACATACAATGTACTGGGATTGTATACACATGATCACCTGAGCCAATATACATATCAGGGCCTTAATGATGAGCCCATTGTTTAAGAAGGGAGTATTAAATGAATTATACAGATAATTTGAATCTTAAGAAGCCGGAAGGCACTGATGTCTATAATATTGAGAATGAAAATGACAACATGGATATTATTGATAATACTATTCATGAGCATGTGGAGCTTCTTGGAAAAACAAACGAAGCCGGACATGTAAAAATCATCGATCATCTCAATAAGACAGCTGTTGCCAATGGAGAAGCTCTCAGCGCTCATCAGGGTAATGTCATTACAACACTCCTTGCTCCTGTAGAGCCAACAACTACAGCATCAAGAGCTTATGCTATAGGGGAGCAGTTTGTATTAAATGGACTCCTCACAGAAGCCACAGCAGCAATTAGCCAGGGTAATACAATTGTTGTCGGAACAGGTGGAAATGCAAAATTAGCCGCTGATGTTACAAGTCAGCTAGCTACAATAAAGTCATCTTTAATGAATTTAAGTAACTCATTAACTCCTGAAAATGTCAGTTTCACTTTAGCAGGTACAACAGCAACTTTGCATTTATACTCTGGAAAAAAGAGTGGAAAAGAATGTGTTGTTAGCTTTGTGTGGTCGAATAATGCAAGTTCAAGTGCTGGTGTTGATTATACAATGGGAACACTTAACAAAGCACCTGTTGCAGAAGCTTACGCATCACTTATAAGCACAACTGGACAGATAATTGCTATTCTCACTTTAAAAACAAATGGAGAAGTACACATCTGGTTTTACTCCACTTATGTAGCTAATACTCAGATGATTACTAACTTTTCATATATAAGTGCTTAATTGCTTATTTACGCTAGTTTTAAAAATTGCATTTTAACCTCATCCACCGCTATATACATTGCAGTACTGTTAAAAGCCCATAAGCAAAGAGTATCTTGTGCTTCAACAGCAAAAACGCCAAATATAATAGCACCATAAGGCTTATTCAAGTAAATTACATCTGCATTATTGTTTCTTGCTATTCTGAGGTATTGAATGGATTTTGCACAACTTGCAATTGCTAGATACACTCCGGCAGAAAGAGTTACAGTATCACTCACCACAGTCCATGTTCCAGCGGGAACAGTCTGTGTCCCTGCAGTTAAAGATGCACCTTTCCATGTAACTACATCTTGTTTATTATTGTCTAATGTCGCTAAAGATGACTTTTATGGAGAAAAAATAAACAAAAATTATTAGAACAAATGTTCATAAAGATGATATAATGGACTCCAGAAGAAATAAAAAGGAGCAGAGATCTCCGTCAAGAAACTCTCTACTCCAAAACCTATTAAGGCTAGGGTCATTATACCATAAGCCCTTGCCTTTGTGTACTCAAAAGGAGGGCTATTTTTATGCAACTGAATACTGAATCTTTTATCCTTGCTGTTTGCAATGGGATGTCACTGGCACTTGATAAAGATGAGATGAAGCTCCTTAAGGATCAGCTTTATATCAATCTTCACGATGTAGTACTGGTGAAGAATAACTATGATCTTGTCGAAACAGGTGAAGATAATGATGTAGCGAAGACTAAATATTTCACAGCTTCCAAAAAGATTTCGGGTAAATCTGACAACACAATAAAGCAGTATGTTAGGACTGCCTGGAAGCTGAGGGATTTTGTAGGGAAGAATTTTGCTGATATCAGCGCAATGGACATACGTTTTTATCTTGCAAAGGGACAACAGGATAGCGGTTGGAAGACCAGTACAATTGAGAATACGATGTGTTACTTAAGTGTATTTTTCGGTTTCCTTCAGAAAGAAGGATACATTAAAGAGAATCCTGTTGCGAGGATCGAAACTGTAAAAGAGGAATATCGACTGAAAGAGCCATTTACTGCAAGCGAGATGGAGAAAATCCGAGGATATGCAATAAATGATGTAAGACAGATAGCTCTGGTGGAGTTCCTGTATGCAACGGGAGTTAGAGTGTCTGAACTTTGCAGTCTTAAGTGGAAGGACATAGGAGTATTTGATCACAAAATTAAGATTGTAGGAAAAGGAAGAAAAGAGAGAATAGTATATTTTTCAGAAAAAGCTGCATATCACCTGGGACGTTATGCCGATCAGAGAATGAGGGCAGAAGGAAGAACAATGAATGAACTTCTTGAGAGACCACTTTTTGCCCAGCTCAAGAAAGATGGCAAAACAGAAGATTATGAAGCCATCAGTACAGATGGAGTAAGGTATATCTTAAATCAGATATCGAGAGGATCTGGAGTAAAGGACATCCATCCTCACAGGTTCCGTAGGACCTTTGCAACAGATGCATTATCCAAAGGAATGAAGCTGGAAGAGCTGAAAGAAATTCTCGGTCATGCAGATTGTGAGACCACATTGGTATATGCGAGGGTGAAGGAAAGAAATGTTGAACATTCATATAGAACACATTGCGAATGATTTCGTTATTAAAAGCATCTCTTCGGAGGTGCTTTTATTATGCAACCATTCAAATCAAACAGGAGGAAAAAGAAATGAGATATTACCTTGTGAAAATTGCTTATAACAAAGTAGCACAGGCAGAAGACAGACCTCAGCCCGCCGCTTACAACACGCTGGACGAAGCAAAAAAAGCTTTCTATAACTTTTTTGCTCAGAATATCCTTGGCTCAACAATCGGCTGGTGCATGGCTATGGTGGTAAATCCCTATGGAGTTGTTGTCGAGGGGCTTACCGGAAGATGGGAAGAGCCTGCTGCCGAAGAAGAAACCACTGAAGCTTCTGAATGATAATTGCGAGGAGGTCTTGTATGAAACATGTACTTATGACACTTGTTGGTTTAATTGGATCGCTAATCACAACCGCGTTTGGAGGATGGGACACTGGATTGACTACACTTGTATTATTTATGGCCATTGATTATATATCCGGGTTTGTTGTAGCGGGAGTATTCCAGAAATCAAAGAAAACTGAGAATGGAGCCTTGGAAAGTGGAATTGGATGGAAGGGCCTTGCGCGTAAGTGCATGACTCTTCTTTTTGTTTTGGTTGCCTATAGGCTCGACCTCATGATAGGAACGGATTACATCCGTGACGCTGTTATCATTGGGTTCTGTGCAAATGAGCTCATATCCATTGTTGAGAATGCCGGACTCATGGGAATTCCGTTACCAAATGTTATTAAGAAGGCAATAGACATCCTTGTTCAGAAGGAAGAAGGTGCTGAGAATGGCAACTAAAGCTCAGATATGTAATTTCATAAAGCTGATCGCTCCGGATGTTCAGAAGGCTTATCTGATGCTTGGCAAGGTAAAGCCGAGTGTTTGCATCGGAATGGCCTGTGTGGAGAGTGGTGCAGGAACTTCCAAACTCATGGCAAGTCATCACGCTCTCTGGGGGCAGAAAGTCGGCACCGGGAAGACTGCGACAAAGTACTGGAAGGGTGACTTCTTTGTGGCGAAGACCAAAGAGGAGTACACTGTCGGACAGCACACAGTAATCAAGGATGCATTCAGAAGCTATGAGAGCAACCTTCAGGGAGCATTGAACTATTATGAGCTCCTCAACACCTCCTTATATAAGAGGGTACAGGCTGACGCGGATCCTGCGACTCAGATGCAACAGATAAAAGCTTGTGGATATATGACAAGCAGCACTGAGGTAGACAGTGTACTTACTTATATCAAGAACTACAACCTTGAGCAGTATGATTCTGTGGAAGCTCTTCCAGTTGTTCCTGAAGCTCCGAAGGCAGCAGACTGTCCTTATGCTTATCCTGCAATCACAATCAGATTTACGATGCAGGGTAATGAGGTTAGGTGGCTTCAGTGGCAGCTCAATCGTCATGGGGCTAATCTGAAAGTGGATGGTATCTTTGGGGACAAGACTCTTGAAGCCGTGAGACAGTTCCAGATTGATAAGAAACTTGTTGTTGATGGCATTGTTGGAAAACAGACAAAATCAGCACTCAAATTATAATGAAAAACCCCACTCAGACTGTTCTGGGTGGGGTTAGTTTCGTGTTGCATATCGTGTTGCATGGCTTCATATTTTAAAATATAAACCGCGTATTTTAGCATTTTATTGACATACAAAAAAATATGTGATAATATCTCAAAGTGCCGAAAATAAGCGGATTTGAGTGAATGAGCAGTTGGGTTCGAGTCCCCGAAGCTCCACTTCAAAGAATCGCATGAACTGCGGTTCTTTTTTATTGCATGTTGCATTTCGTGTTGCATAAATTTTCAAAGTGATCATTAAGCTTTTTCGAATATGCCTCTTCCATAGAAACAATCTTATTCTGATAAATGGATTTCATAACACTTCCATCAGCTTTCCAACCACCAAAACCAGCAGTATAAATATCCGGTATCTGAAGTATTGCACTCACTGAAGCGAAGTAGTGTCTCAGATCATGGAATCTTATGTCTATTCCGAGCTCCTTTTTGAGCTCATAGAATCTCTTGTCAATCGTTCCTGGCATCCATCCGACAATGTAGTCTTCAGGATCCCCTTCTCCGATAAACTTCACAAGATAGTCAGGAAGTGTTGCATATCTGTCAGAATCATCCGTTTTAGGGTAATCCTTGTATATCCACTTATTATCTTTATCCATAACAATATCGGCGTGGACGTGTAACCTGCTGCCTTCAAGGTCCTTAAATTTGAGTGCAGCAATCTCGCCTCTTCTGAAAGAGTGGAACGCAGCTAGTGCAATGGCAAGCTGGAGCTTCCTTGGAGCATTGGAAAATAATGTCATGACATCCTCATCAGAAGGCGCGTATTTCTGTTTTTTAGTCTGCTTTGGTAGTTTTACCGTAAAGCGTGCATTCGGGTCAAAATAGACCAGAGATTTATGCAGCAGACCATAGGTATTCTTGATTGTCTTGGGTGAATATTCAGAAGTCATTCCTGATATGAACATCTGGATATCATTAGATGATATCTTTCGGATCCGAAGCTTGTAGATCGGTTTCATTCTCTTTAAGTCAGAGATATATCCGGTAATCGTAGCCGGAGAGAGTACGGCTTCATTTGCATCGATATACTGTTTGACAGCTTCCTCAACTGTAAGGTCAAGAGCTCTTACCCTGTCCCTGCTGTCAGCAAACTGTGAGGCCATCATCTCGGCCTGAGTCTTGGTGGATGCTGTGAAGCTTTCATATTTACGTTTTCCGTTTTCATCCGTATGTGAATAGACCAGGACTCTCCACATCCCGGAAGGTAATTTTTTCGCATTTGCCATAGTATTTTTTCTCCTATTAATCCCACAGCCACGCGAAAAATGATATAATAAGTTTGCGGACATATTGATCATTTCCTTTGTGGCTTTGATTGATATGATGAGCCTACTCCACCATCCATGGGTAGGCTCTTTTTAATTAATTATTTGTTCAATGCCTTATTGATCCTGTCAAGCTGTCTGATAATGATGAAGTTCTGTTCAACAAGAGTCCTCTGGTACTGGATCTGTACCTGATTGGCTGTCTTCTCATCCGGAGCGAAAAGGTTTCCTACTTCCATGAGATTGGATCCTGCCAACTCAGTCACAATATTCTGAACCGAAGCAATGTCCTGAGGATCTGAAAGAGATTCCAGACCATACTTGCTGAGTATTTTCTGAGTCTTTTCCTGCTGCTTTGCTTCTTTGTCTTCTTTGTTTCCAAACAGTGCCATAATCATTACCTCCTTCTCATGTGAAAATTACTTTTTCTTTTTAGTAGGATCTACTTTACTATAAAAACTATCACGTAAAAATGGAAAAGCATTCATCCACTCTTCATCAGTCATAGGTTCATCATCTGCCTCAGATTCTACTTCTTTCAATTTGTTTTGCTCTTCTTTTAATTGTGTAACCTGGTCAGTTAGAGTTTTTATTTTTAATTCCAAATCATTTATCATACGTTCATTTTTTGATATTTCTTTTTTCCAAACTTCATAATCAGGGCAAGGTTCCCATCCAAATAGTTGATTTGGTGTGACTCTTAAAATTTTACATAGTTGTTGACATGACTCAAGATCCGGGCTATTTTCACCTCTTTCCCAGTTTGATATTACACTTTTTGACTTTTTTAATTGTGTCGCTAGCTCTTGCTGTTTAATTCCTCTAAAAATTCTGAAATTCTTAATGTTCTCATTTATATTCATTTTCGCAAAGCCTCCTCTAAAAAATATAGCAAATTTTCTATAAAATCTCAACAAGTTTATACAGAGTTAAGAAATTCTTATTGACAAGTTCAGAATATCTGATATTCTGAATACAAGGCATGCCACACTGAACTACAAAATATGGAGGTGAGATATAGTGGAAGTACAAGAGAAGGTAGCTGACTATATTCAGAATAGTGGGATTAAACAGTCCTTCATAGTCGAGCGAACTGGACTTAACAAGGACATTGTTTCAGCAATACTAAACAAGAAGCGGAAGATGTCCGCTGATGAATATGAATTGTTTTGCAAAGCGTTAAACAAAACACCAAATGATTTTATGGATGTAGGTGAGTAAAACAAAACTGCGAGGATGCTATGAGGGAAGTACTAGAAATGTACACAGAGACTTTCATCAGGTTCGATACCGAAGAGGAACTAAAACAGTATCTTAAGAAGCTTGATGAGAACTCAAATTATTCGGTTCTATATCAAAACGGAACTGAAATAAGAGTAAAGAAGGAAATTATCGCTAAGAAATGATAAATATGTCCGCAAACATATAGTCATAGGAGGATGGCGTATGACATCTGAGAATCTTTTTCAAATGTACATGGCTATCAATAACATAGCCAGCATTCAGGAATTATCCAGGAAAACGAAAATTGAATACACGCGACTCCGGAAGAGGATACATGATCCCCAGCAGCTGAGGCTCTTTGAACTGCAATCACTGAACGATGCACTGAGTTTTACCGATGAGGATATGTTGAAGCTCTCCAAGGGAGACATATGAGGAGATGAAAATGGAAGGTTACAAAGTTACTAATCCAGATTACACATGCAGGGGAGTCAAGTACGAAATCGGTCAGACTTACGAGATGGACGGAGAAATAAAAGCTTGTAATAGAGGATTTCACTTCTGCGTAAAGGCTTCGGATTGTTTTGAGTATTACGATTTCAATTCTGAGAATCATGTCCTGAGGATAGAAGCTCTGGGAGATATAGACGGAGATCCTGAAAAGGACAACAAGCTCTGCACAAATAAAATAAAAATCCTTGAAGAGATTCCTTGGGATGAAGTTCTCCGAATCGTGAACGAAGGAAAGAATTGTACAGG